GGAAGGGATTGGGTGCTACAGACATTAAGAAGTACAGACGATAGCCATTACCCGTATAGGGTGGTACTTCTTAAAGAAGTGAGCCTCTTGTTTATACGCTTATGCGTGAACTTGCGTTCCTAGGCGACAACTGTTGTTTGTCAGACAACTTTTGTACAAGCTACTTTGCCCCGTTCAGGTAGTCCCTGGCGCTATCTCAGCGTTGAGGGAGTCCTACTAGAAACTCGCCTGATTTGCCATGTTTATCCCACTTGGTCGGCTCAACCGCATGGAGGGCTGGGTTATGGCCCCGTGAAGAATGTACTAGGGTTTACCCCTATTGTCAAACAAAAGAAAGTGAGTTACATTGTTGTTGCCAAGATGCATGGGGATTGACACCAATGTGGGTTCATCCACGATTAGTCCCCAGCCGTGTTGGTGGTTCCATTGCAAATTGCGGTGGTGAATTGACTGGCCCAGTAGCCACCAACAACCTAAATTAACCCCAAGGAGATTGATATGCCAAAAGGCATCCCAAAACGAGCAGATGAACTAACCCCTATTGAAGGTGGCGCTGGTGGTGGAGGCTTTCGTATTGGTTCTGATACTGCACTAATGGCTGGCTCTGTATTGGGTGGCCTTGGCGTCCAAGCTGCTGTGATGAGCGACTTAAAGAAGTCTAAAGAAGAAAATGCTGAAAAGGTAAGGCAAATTAACAGTCGCGCTCAGTATGAACATGAGAAAGCTGCTGGCGATCCCAATGCCTTAAAGCTATCATTTGAAGAATGGAAAAAACTTTGAATGTTTTGGATGCACTGCCAAACAACCTAAAGAAAAAAGGTCGCCCGAAAGGGGCTGTGAACAAGAAGTTCACTATGGCTACCTATGCTGAAAGACCTGCGGCCCTCCTGCCAAAGACTGAAGTTCAGCGCATCAAAGAACTCAAAGACCTCCTGATAAACAGTGCAGGTTCTAATGTTGTTCACAAAGCAATTGAGATTGCCATGAATGACGAACACCCAGCACAGGCGGCTATGCTCAAACTCTGTATGGATAGGATGCTTCCTGTCAGTCTGTTTGAGAAAGAGGGCAAGCAAAGGAATGCCGTTACCATCAACATCACAGGCATTGGTGGCGTAGAGATTGAACCCCTGCAAGATGTGACTGATGTAGAAACAAAAAATGTCTGACCTCAACTTCTCACTCCTTCCTTGGCAACAAACAGTCTTTACTGACAAAACAAGGTTTAAGGTTGTGGCTGCGGGTAGGCGTTGTGGTAAGTCTAGGTTAGCGGCTACTACGCTAATTATTGAAGCATTGCGTTGCCCAGCAGGAAGTGCCGTTCTCTATGTTGCACCCACCAATGGACAGGCAAGGCAGATCATTTGGGATGTGCTGTTAGAGATTGGACGGGATGTTATCCAAAACAGTCACATCAACAATATGGATATCACCATGATAAATGGTGCAAAGATTTATGTTCGTGGTGCTGATAGACCAGATACCCTGCGGGGTGTGTCCCTTACCTATGCGGTGCTAGACGAGGTTGCAGACATTAAACCTGAAGCCTGGGAGCAAGTTATTCGTGCTTCTTTGTCAGACAAAAAGGGCAGAGCCATATTCATCGGCACACCCAAGGGCCGCAACTGGTTCTATGATCTGTTCAAGATGGGCCAAGAGGAATCTGATCCTGATTGGAAGTCATGGCACTTCACAACCAAAGACAACCCATTGATAGACCCAACTGAGATTGAGTCTGCCAAGAAGACGCTGAGTTCATTTGCTTTTAAGCAGGAATACTTGGCATCCTTTGACAACGCAGGAAGCGATGTTTTTAAAGAAGATTGGATCAAATATGGTGTGGAACCTGAGTATGGTAGTTACTTCATTGCAATCGACTTGGCAGGATTTGAAGAGGTGGCTAAACAAGCTGCTAACGCGAAAAAAAGACTAGATGAGAGTGCCATTGCAGTAGTCAAAGTCACTGATGATGGCAAATGGTTTGTCAAAGAGATTGACCATGGGCGGTGGGATATTCGGGAAACTGCTGCCAAAATCCTAATGAAGATGCGGGATTACAGGCCAATTTCGGTTGGAATCGAGCGTGGAGCGTTAAAAAACGCTGTTTTGCCGTACCTCAGTGACCTGATGCGGAAAAATAATGTATATTCCCACATAGTTGACCTAACGCATGGCAACAGGAAAAAGACAGACAGAATTATCTGGAGTCTCCAAGGGCGGTTTGAGCATGGGCGAATTGTGCTGAACTCTGAAGAAGATTGGGATGATTTCACCGATCAACTCTTGATGTTTCCTGCCAATGGCGTACACGATGACCTTCCTGATGCCTTAAGTTATATTGACCAATTGGCTGTAACATCTTACTTTGAGGGTGAAGAAGATGATGAGTGGGAGCCTGTAGACATCATATCGGGGGTTTAATGGCAACAGATAAGCAAGATAAGCTAGAGCAAAATCAATTCTATGAGCCTACACAGGCTGACAAAGAACTGACTGATTTTGTTGTTGACCATTGCAATCGCTGGCGTGACTATCGGGATACCAACTTCCTTCCAGATTGGCTTGAATACGAGCGAATCTTTCGTGGTCAGTGGGCTGTTGAAGATAAAACCCGTGACTCTGAGCGTTCACGCATCGTAACCCCTGCCACACAACAAGCCGTAGAGACTCGCCATGCTGAGATCATGGAAGCAATCTTTGGTCAAGGCGAGTTCTTTGACATTCAAGATGACATTCGGGATGTGAACAACAACCCCATCGATGTGGGCATCATCAAAGCCCAGTTGATGGAAGATTTCAAGCGGGACAAAATTCGCAAATCCATTGACCAGATCGAGTTGATGGCAGAAATTTACGGCACAGGCATTGGCGAGATTGTTGTTAAGACTGAAAAGCAGTTTGTACCCTCTACTCAACCGATTCCTGGGCAAATGGGCCAAGCCGCTATTGGCGTAGTGGAAAAAGACAGGGTTTCGGTCAAGATTTCACCTGTAAATCCAAAAAACTTCCTTTTTGACCCCAATGGAACCTCAGTTGATGACTGCATGGGGGTGGCAATTGAGAAATACATCTCCATTCACAAGATTGTTGAAGGCATCGAGCGTGGAATCTACCGAAAAGTAGACATTGGCACTGCTGGTGAAGACACTGACCTGGAACCTACCCAAGAGGTTAGCCAGTATCAAGACGAAAAAGTGCTTTTGCTGACCTACTATGGTCTTGTTCCCCGTGAATACCTAGAGAATCTCAAAGAAAGCAAAGAGATTGTCGAGTTGTTCCCTGAGAACTCTACTGCTGAAGAATACACAGACATGGTTGAGGCCATTGTCGTAATTGCCAATGATGGGCAGTTGCTTAAAGCAGAGGCAAATCCTTACATGATGAAGGATCGCCCTGTTCTGACATACCAAGATGACACTGTTCCCAATCGTCTGCTTGGTCGTGGCACAGTGGAAAAAGCCTTCAATATGCAAAAGGCTATTGATGCTCAGATTCGTTCTCACTTGGATTCATTGGCGCTGACCACTAGCCCCATGATTGCAATGGATGCAACCCGTCTGCCCCGTGGCGCTAAGTTTGAAGTCAAGCCTGGAAAAGCCATTCTCACTAATGGCGCACCTTCAGAGATTCTGTATCCCTTCAAGTTTGGGCAGACTGATGGCAACAACCTAGCAACTGCCAAGGATTTCGAGCGTATGCTTCTGCAATCCACAGGAACTTTGGATTCTCAAGGCATGGTCAGTGCTGGTGCTAGAGACATGGGCCAAGGTGGTATGTCTATGGCTGTTGCCACCATCATCAAAAAGTACAAGCGTACTCTGGTGAACTTTCAAGAAGACTTCTTGATTCCCTTCATTCAGAAGGCGGCTTTCAGGTATATGCAGTTTGACCCAGAGCGTTACCCTTCAGTGGACATGACTTTCATTCCTACGGCTACCTTGGGCATCATTGCGCGTGAGCATGAGCAACAGATGTTCATTGGCTTGCTCCAGACTCTTGGCCCTAACACTCCTGTGTTGCCACTGATTCTCAAAGGTGTTTTGGCTAATTCTTCACTGACCAACCGCTATGAACTGATGGAACAGTTGGACAAGATGAGTCAGCCTAACCCGCAAGCAGAGCAAATGGCTCAAGTACAGCAACAGTTGGCAATGCAAGCTGCACAGGCTCAGATTGCTGTGAATGCAACACAAGCTGAACAGAATCGGGCAGAAGCTGAGAAGCTGAAGGTAGAGACTCAGTTGATGCCTCAAGAGATTCAGGCCAAGAACATGGCTGCAATGACCAAGAACCTGCCAAACCAAGACGATGCTGGTTCTAAAGAGTTTGATAAGCGGGTTAAGATTGCTGAGTTGATGTTGAAAGAAGCTGATATTAAGAACAAATCCAAGATTGTCGAGTTGCAAATGGCTGACAAGAAGAGCAAAATGTCGAGCGTTGAAGATGAATTTCTTAATCGTCTTTCCAGGGAATTGACCTAAATGGACATTGCTGACCTTGAGCGTAAGCTAGGAATTGATGGAATCTCTGCTGAACAGCAGATGGAGATCATTACTGCTTTGCAACAGTCTGCCGCTGAGA